GGGGAATATAGCAGTGTTTTGAGTTCCAGTGGTATTATGTAGGCGCATAACTCGACCAGTTTTTTTTGCACTAACTCTGCATTTTCTTGTTGCGTCCCAAGTATTCCCATGCTATAGATTATGGACAGTGAGATTTACCCGAAGCACGTTAAGGACTGTTTGGATTGCAGCAACGCAATTTGATTAGTGATTAAACCTCAAGTAGGGTTGCTCGCTGTAAACAGACGGGACAACGCCTGTTCCCGATCTGCCTCAATACTAGACTCGCCCTCGATGCTGCTTCTCCAGAGTTTTTTGCATCGGGGGTTTTTTTGTATAAATTTTTTTATTGACAATTTATTTTATGTGGGATAAGATGGGACATGTCTAGCTAATAGAGGAGTTCCCATGAAACGCTATACAATTGAAGAAGTTAATATGATTTTAAACATGACGAGCAAGGGCATTAGCCCGATGGATATTGCGGCGAAGTTGGGCCGTGATCCTACAGCTTTGAATGTTAAGTTGCACAACATGCGCAGGCAGTTGGGGCAGGCTGGGCCGAGTGGCCCGAAGCCAAAGCTAACACCTGAACAGCAGTTGGTTGAGTTGTTGGATGTTCCTGACGCGGAGTTCAACCGCATTAAGTGGACGGCGTTGGGATTTACGCTTGGCGCGGTATTGGTTGGGGTTGTTATGTCATGGGCGTAGTTGTTTGCCCTGATTGTGAAGGAGAGGGGCGCGTTGAGTATGAGCGCCCCCGACCCCATAACTTTCACCGCGACATTGGTTACATTGATACGGTGATGGACGATTGTGAAACGTGTTCGGGTTACGGTGAGTTAGAGGTTGATGATGATTGATTGGAGATTAAATTTATCGAACAGGGCGGTTAATTGCTTGGATTATTCGTTTCGTTCTAGGATGGGAAACTCTGATAAATGGCTAAGAGACGCAGGCTATTTATCTTCTCCTATTTGCGAAGATTTTGATTTAAACATCAAGGAGCATAGGGATTTATACTTCGACGTTATTAACTACCGTGAGAAGCGTTATTCTTGCAATTTTGGTTGGGGTGTAGGTACGCAGAGGGAGGTTGATGAGTTTATTTTAAAGCATTGGCCTGACAGTCACGTTCGGTTTCCTCCGCACGCTAGGAGCATTGACTTTAGAACCCGCGATGAAAAGGAGCGGGATGAGAGGGTAGAAAACTCAGATCGTGATTACTGGATCAGGCGTTGTGTTCAGAAGGCCAAGTTGAGCTTTCGAACGGTTGCAAAGGTTTTTGATGTGAGCGTTGAGAAAGTGCAGGAGATTGTTAATGAGTGAGAAAGATATGGATAAGATGCTTGACGAGGTATTTCGCAAGGTATTTGGGGAGCGTTGGTGATGGTAGATGATACGATGTGCATGCATTATGTTCGGGATAGGTTGAACGGCATTGTTACCGAGAGTGATTTGTTGAGTTTCGTTGATGAGATTGATCATAACTTGCGGGTGAACGAGGATTGGCGTCAGGCTAATCCTCCTACATTACCCGAACAAGTGTCTGTTGATCCTGATGATTTTGATGTGACTGCTGCGATTGACAGGATCAAGGTTGATTATGTTGAGCGTGCGTTGGCCCGATCTAAGAACGTCAGCGAGGCATCTAAGTTGCTTGGCTTGAAGAATTACCAGACATTACAGAATTGGATGGAGAAGTTGGGGATTGATTATGCTTGAGTTTTTCACGGCTTTAATCATTGAGTATAAGTTGCAGGGCCATCAGATGAGGGCGAGCATTTGGTTTGAGAGTGAGCGTCATTGTCAGGAGGTTTTGAACGAGGATGTTGCGCAGCCTATTTATGATCGCTTGTATGATTTGTATGGCAATGACATTATGATGTCATGTTATGTTACGGAGAAGGCATCGAATGAAGTGGTTAGGCCGCGACTTAGGCCAGAGGGTTTGGGCAATGATGGATGATCGACTTTGGAATGTGGGTGCACAGGTTAGTCGTTTGCAGCGTGAGTGTGATGACGCGGAGTGGAATGATGATCCGAGGCTTGCGTATTTAGCGCGAGAGTTGGAGTATTTTAAGGAGTTGGATAAGGCAGGCGTGGTGTATGAGCCGAAGTTCTGAGCCATTAACGCCAGAGCGTGTGGAGGAGATTATTGATGATCTTCTCCAGCAGCTTCCTGAAAATGTTTCTTTATCTGATTCGCGTAATTTGATTTGCGAGCTTTTGTTCGGGTTAGGTTTGCACTCGGATGATTTGCCGATTTTTCTGCTTATGGTTGTTGATGCTTACATGGGTGAGCGCAGAGTTGATTTAGCGGCGAAGCGGTGATACAATCCGAACAAGTTTTGTTTGGAGAACATTATGGCTGTCCCTCAAGGTATATTAGGCGCACTACAAAATTCCCCTTTTGCGAATTCTATTAGGTCGATTCCTAATAATAGTTACTTTGCGGAAGGATCACCTCGCGCAGACAACACCGAGCTTACCAATGTGCCTACGATGGATAGCCCTATTCTAACAGAAGCGGCATTAATCGGTAATCGTGAACGGGTTGATCCTTATAAGGGAACTAGGTTCGAAGGGTTTACAGGCTTGGGAAATGACGGCTATGGAAGCATTTCACAAGGTCCGATGGACCGCGTTCTTTCAGATGGATTTTTTGTAAATGATCCGAGAAGAACCACCCCGTTGCCAAACCCGATAGAGGGATTCGCAGGCGGTAATTTAAAGCGGCTACCAGATCGTGGAATGATGGGCATTCTTACGAGCTACATGAATGATTACTCTACGCCCGAAGAGCGCCTGCAAACGGCGCGAGGTCGTATGATGTCGAGAGACGTAAAATCTAAAGCTGAAAATGATGCGTTGATGTATATTACGCAAAACCAAGGAGACATTAATCAAGATCGTTTGGATTTCTTGAAGTATCGCCAGTCTATTCGTCCAACATTTGGAACAAGTGGCGTCAGTACAATGGAGGTTCGCCCCGGTGAGATTGGCTTTGACGAGTTTATGAAGCAAGGTAAGCCGAGCAGTTATACGGGTGGAAATGGCATTGGGGGATATCTTGGAATCAGCGATCAACCGGGCGCTGGTGAGCTTTTGAATCCAATCTTAAAAGATGCAACGGGCATGCCTGACACTCGCGGCCCGAACGTACCCGGCAACAGACCGCCTAACCCGAACAATAGTCTGATTGATCCGGGCTTTTCTCCAAATCTTATGGGTGCAGGTCGTCGTCCTTTTCCTATTGATCCATATGCTCGTCCTCAGCCGGGAATGTTTCCACAACCTGTAGAAACTAATCCGAACTTTCGTCCGAACTTACCTTATCGCCCTAACCCGAACCTTCCTTTTAACGGAAACCCGAACATGTATCAGCGCCCTATGCGCCGTCCGTTTGGTTTTGGTGGTCGCCGTCCGATGAATCCATTTATGGGCATGGGTCTTGGCATGATGAATCCGATGGGCATGGGTATGTTTGGTGGGTTTCCGATGCGTCCACCTATGTTTGGGGGCTTTGGCGGTGGATATGGTGGAGGCTTTGGTGGTCGTCCTATGATGGGCTATGGCCTTGGCGCGGCAAATCCTTACGGCATGTCTCCATACAGTAATTTCGGCAGACCGACACCGTATTCGCAGCCATCTTACAGCCGTCCTAATCCATATCAGCAGCCATCATATAACAGGCCAAATACTTACAGCAGCGGAATGAACATCAGACCGCCTAGCTTTGGTGGTGGTCAGCCATCTCAACCTAGCTATATGCCAGTTATGCAGCAGCAACCACAACAACAGCAGCAGCCTCAATACAACAACATGTATCAGCAGCCTCAACAGGGTTACGGGGGTTATCAGCAGCCGAGTGGTTATGGTAACTATGGTCAGATGCCGAACCCATATGCACCGCAGCAGCAGCCTTTCCAGCAGGGCGGCACTATATCTAATGGATTTGGTGGCGGTATTCCGAACAATTTTACGGGTTACGGTCAGCAGCAGCAGACAGCAGGTATGTTTTAATCTCTGATGGTTAGCTTGCAAGTTTCGCACTTGCGCTCTGATTCGCTTACTCTTTTGAGAGGAATACAGCACTTGATGCACTGATTTGCATCAAGTCTTTTTTGGAATTCGCCTGATTCTTGTAGCTTAATTAGATTCATGACGCGGTAAATTGTATCTTGATTTAATTTGACTCAGTGATTGCATGGTTAGTCCCATGATGTCAGCTGCATCTTTTAAAGACAATTCTTTTTTTAGAAGTTTGTTTAGCATTTCAGCGTCTTTTGTCAGTGCAAGTTTTGGTCTTCCACCTGTCTTGCCGTTTTGCTGTGCTTTTAATCGGTCATTTATTTGCTTTTGTGTTTTTTTATTATTGACCATTCCTGCGAGTTTGGGGTTTGTTTCTACATCTTTTTTTGTTTGTGCTTCCCAAGCCTGACGGTACAAGTCTTGATACTTTTCCATTTCAGTCAGCAATTTTTCTCTCCAGTATATCGAACAAAGCCTGTAGCTCCTCTACATTTTGTTTGGTGGTTTGGTCGGATCGCGCCGTAGCGTCATGCTTCATCCAATGCATACGGCGCTTGATCCTTTCGATTATCTGGACGGTTTCTACGTCCATTTGGCATCACCCTTTAAGATAACAGCGTTGCCTACGATACCTGTTCCGCATAGCTCAGTTGCTTCTTTATTAAAGGGTAATCCTGTTAGAAGTCCCTCCTCATTTACAAGGATTTGGATTTCTGGATTGTTTGGCGAGTGAACCATTTCTACATATCCACCGACAATTTCCTGCGCTTCTTCAAGCGTAGGTTTTTGATGTTCAAACGTTTTAATCATTACGATCTCCTTTTACTAGAACTTGGTAGTATTACCATATACTCCCACATCAGTCAATAGTTGGTTCATTATTATGTAGTGTTCCACCCACAACGCCGAGGAACTTTTTCGGCCCTGATCTGGTGATTTTGAACTGTCCAATACGATTTGTATTTTGCAGCTTGGTAACGTCTTTTTTAAACGTTTCTTCACTTAGGTTCATGAGGCGTAGGTTTGCCGCGGTCATATCGTCTTCTGGTGCAATGCGAACCATTTCGTGGAGGCCATCTGTATTGCCGCCTTTGGTGACTGGATGCCCTGACAATTCGCGTTCTTGAATAAACTGAAATACTAGCTCCAATCTGTTGCGAACTGTTTGTGAGAATTTAACGGCGATTATATCTTGTGACCTATCTTCAAGCAAACCTGTGTTCGGGTTACGAATGAAGTGTCTGAAGTCTCTGTTGGCTGGCCCGTTTGATTTCACGACTGCGCCATCGAATACTCCATTGCGCGTATATGGAATGTTTAAATCTTTGCAGCGTTGCTGTCCTACAGTTTCGCCAACAGGCCAAACGGCGAACGCCGCACGCACGCCATCAACGATAGCGGAGGTTCCGCGAATAGCGTTCCGCGCTTCCTCTGGTGTTTTGATTGGCTTGTCATCTTTAATCTTTGCCATGTGGTGGTTGACCATAACAGTTGCGCCAGTTTCGGTAGCCATCTGTGCGAGCATGCCCATGAAGGCAGCGCCAGCGGCGGGATCAGCGTTTACATCTGCGTGGACAAAAGATGCGAGCGGGTCGATTACGATCAGCTTGAGCCGTGTCATTGTTAGCATCTGTTCGTAAACGCGAGCAAACTCTGCGCCCATTTCGTATGAGTTGTCGATCTTCTGCATGACAGGAAATACGCCACCAAGGTTTGGTAATGGCAGAATGCGCAGCTTATGGTCGTAATGCTCTCTGTATCTTTTGGGGTCGAGGCGCGAAATACGTCTGTGCATTTCGTCTTTGTCATCTTCCGCAGTCAGAATGATTGCATCCCCGTGCTCTGCTACGAGGCCACCGAACGAGTTTTGCATAGATGCGCCAGAAGCGACTTTCATAGCGAGGTCGAGGGTCATCATGCCTTTTCCGCTATCACCCGCAGCAGCGAAGACGACAGGCACGCCTAGCGGTATTGTATCACCAATTAAAAACTTTTGTTCGGGTGCAGAGCCAACGAAGTATTTGTCGATCAGCAGGCTATCATCTAACAGCGAGATTGGCTTTTTGACTTTGCTTTCGTGCGATTTGATGAATGCGTCTACGTTAAACTCCTGCTCAATAGCATCCGCGGCATCCCACTTTTCTTCTTTGCTCGCTGGGATTTGCAGCATCAGAGTTGATTTTGCGCCAGCTTCTTTAGCTTGTGCTTCGACAATGCCTGCCAGTCTTTTTCCAGCAGCGTCATTATCGGGCCATAGGATTACGTTTTTGTTGCGTAATGGCGTAAAGTCGAACTTGGATGCGGTGTTTTCTGACAGCATGCCAGAGCCACCGATGGTGCAAGTTGCGGCGTATCCTAGCTGGCTAAGAGCATCTGCGCACTTTTCGCCTTCTACCCAGATTACTGTATCTGAGGTTAAAATGTTCGGGATATTATAGAGAGGCCGAGGTTCTGGGATGCCCTGCCGCCCATTCATAAACTGACGGAACTGCTTTTTGGGCTTACCTGTGCTATCTAGGATAACATCGCCTGTCTCGTTTTTGTCGAAATATTTTCTGACAGTTACAAGAACCTCACCATTTTCATCCGTATATGTATATTCGCTTTCGAATGGCGTTCCCGGTCCAATGGTAGGTTTCACAGGCTTTTGTTCGGGTTGCTGAAACCCGGCAGTTGTGTTTGTGACCTGAAAGTTTTGAGGATTGTTCGGCTTAATAATGTTTTCGGGTGCTGGCATAAACCGTTGGGGTAGATGATCTTGAAAGTATTCTGCTGTTTCTTCAATTGACCAACCCCTGCCTTCTTTTAGTATTTTGCTAATCCCACCAACACCATCGCCTGACTCAAAATCTTTGCCGTTTAGGAACCACGGGCTGTTTATGTCGATGTTAATTCGTAGAGATTGGCCTCTTTCTCCCCGCAGTGAGCCGAGCATAAAATCATTACCGCGCCGAATGCCTTCGGGGTAAGTTTCGATCAGCGTACTGAGTTGAATATGCCTTGGCACTTCGCTTGAAATCAGCTTTGCTACATCCTTTGAACTATTGCCAAATCTTTTTATATTCATTATCTTGTCCTCATACCCAAACTATCCACTAGATATGGGGTCGCACTTCCACACGCGGCCCCATATCCTTTTACTCTTTCCAACATGTTTCCCTAAACTCGCACCACTTGCATAGGAAAAAATCTTTGCTTTGTGAGATACGAGGTAGAATGTCACCCGCTTTTGCAGCCGTCAAGATGTCCACAGCACGGTCACTCGCCTCTTGCGCGAGCTTGGCATCATATGGCACTAGCTCATAATACACTTCAGAGGTGTTTTTGTTTACAACCGTAAATAGAGCAGGATGTCTGTTAAGGTCCATATACGTCTGATAGAGTGCGATTTGTGTGGCGTAAGTTGGATTTGCCTTTGCAACCCCGTGGCGAACAAAGCCTTGAAATTTTTTTTCGTTAGCTGACTTACATTCCCACAGAGCGGGGTATTCCATAGCCACTGGGCCATCGCATATCACGCCATCTATGTGACCGCGTATTTCTCCATCTGCGATAGAGAAACCGAACTGCTCGCCGCCTTTATCTTCTGTGCGCAGATCAAAGCCTGCGTCTCTGAGCCACTTCGCTGCGTAATCTTCAATCTCATGACCGAACTGAAAGATGCGCAATGTGCGTGCGCTAAATTCTTTGTCGGGATCGGTTGCATAATTAAGGTAGCGATACTGAATTTTACGTCTGCATTCATCACCGATGCTGGATGCACCAATATACTTTCGCCGCTCGCGCTTTTTGTTATTGGCAACGATAGCCTTGTCTACAGCGTCCTTTATGCCCTCTGCTACGGGATCAACCTTAGAATGGGATTGAAGTAGAGGGCCAAGTGCCTGTTGACTTAAAGTAGGTTTCTTCGAGGTTTCCAATGTTTATCTCCGCTGCTAGACGTTGTGCTTCCTGTATTCCAAATATCAGTGTATGAACTTGATCCTCTGTTAAGTCAGAGAAGCGCGTGTCCCAACCGAACTTGCCTAATATGTGCGCCAATTCGTCGATTGGCTTTGGTGGTGGTGGTACTGTCAATGTCTTGTTTCCTCCGTTGACCCGAACAATTCTATGACTTCGTTGATTAGCTCCGGGTCGGCATCTTTGTTTCTGAAGCCAATGTTTAAAACTTCTTGCCCCTCTATCATGACAGTCGCAGTGCCAAACAAGACTTCTTTTTCAGCTTCTTCAATATGATCTTGGATCACTTCGTTCGCTGCGCTTTGCACTTCGATCATGTTTGATGGGTCGTTTACCCAGCAGACCATCTCATATTCAGAAGTTTCGACGTTATTATCTTCTTTCTCTGCGAACATGAGATACATTTCAAAGCGAGGCATCGTCATCCCTTCTCCGCAAATTCCCCGCCTAAGCTGGAATACGCGGCTTTATCAACCCACGAGTCTTCGTGGTCTATGGTGTTTAGGATACGCGAAGTTTTCAACCAGTCCATCATTAAAGCAACATGCATGGGGGTGATTTCCCCGTGCGTTAGAAGTGCGCTGCGCAGGATAATGTTCCATCCCTCTGCAATTCTGAAGTGATTTTCATATGCATCACCGTAGTCTTCGGCTCGTTGCCCATTCACAAGTTGTTCGGCTCTATTGAGAATTTCTTCGCGTTTCATAATCTTTTCCTGTAATTTTCTTCCAATGTTTTTGGATCAAGCCATCAATTTCGCTTCTATGGAAATAATACCCAAGCATGCATGCGGCTTTGTATTTGGTAAGTGACAAGTCAATACCGTTGTTTAATTGATATCCATTCTTGCGCAAATGATGCTTCTGCGTCTCTGTGGCTAGATCACTAAGCCAACGCTTGTTTTTGTTTGCCGCGCTACCATTTTCGATTTCACGCAAGAAGTCATCAGCCGCTGCCATTGCTTGGACCTTTTCACCAATAGCCACAACCTTTGCAGGCTTCGCAGGCTTTTGAGGCTTTACGATAGCAATCCAATAATCTTGGATTTTTCCTACAATCACAGAGCCTTGAAAACCTGTAGCCATAATCACGTTGCCTTTGCCGTATGGATCAATCCACATGAACGGCGAGATTTGCAGCAAATCGTATTCTGTCATAACGAAAGAATCCAATTGGCTTTTTTCCTTCGATTGGAATACATGACCACAGATCGGGCATTCTCTAACCCGCGCATGCACTTCGGCTTCGCATTCTGGGCAAACCTTTGTTGGAGCTTCGCCCTCTTGTGACTTTTCTCTGCCATCCAAGTCAGCCGCGTCATCAATGCTACCATGCGTAATAACGCTGGTGCCAAAGTCCATAACGATGCAATCGGTTTTTAGGATGTCGGGATAAATCTCTGGATCAATGATGCGTAATCCACGCCCAATCATTTGAACCATTGTGCCTTTCTGCGAGCATGGTCTTGTTAGGATCACGCATGACACTGGAGGCGCGTCAAAGCCTTCTGTAAGCACCGCTACGTTCACGACTACCTGCAAGTCACCAAACTCCAGATCATGCAGCATTTGCGCTCTTACGGCCTTGTCAGTCTCTCCCGTAACGTAATCTGCCTTTACGCCATCTGCTACGAAAGCATCGCAAAGATGTTCGGCATGTTTAACTGTGGAGCAGAATACGACAGTTTTACGATCACCAGCTTTTTCCTTCCATTCCCGAACAATTCTGTCGTTAATGATTTGGTGATCCATGATTTCCGCGACTTCTTCCATGTCATATTCTTTGCCGCGTTTGGTGACATTCTCCAATTGGCTATTAAGGCCAAGGTCAATGACAAATGTTTTGGGGCGAACAAGGAAGCCTTCGCTAATCAGGCTTGAGATTTCGATTTGGTGAGAGCAGTTGTTAAAGACGCCGCGCAATCCTTTGCCATCACCGCGGTTTGGGGTTGCCGTAAAGCCTACGATTTCCGCATGCTCATTGTCCTCCAGTACAGCGTCGATCACCTTTCGATATGTGGGAGCCGCTGCATGGTGGCCTTCATCAATCACCACCATATCAAACTTGGGGCGGTCACGAAGATTACGTTCGCGGGAAATTGTTTGCACCATTGAGAAGACGGCTTCGCCATCCCAATGCTTTACTGTGCCATTGACGATGCTTGTCGTTAGGAGAGGGTTGACCTTCTCAAACTTTTGCTTGTTTTGATCAACAAGCTCATCGCGGTGTTGCACGATCAAAACTCTTTTGCCCTGCTTGTGGCGCTTGCCTACGAGCGCGGAGAGCATGATTGTTTTACCTGCTCCTGTTGGAGCTACAACGAGTGTATTCTTGTGCTTATCCAACGCGTTACACGCGTCAGAGACAGCTACCTCTTGGTAGGGTCTTAATAACATGATTGTACCTATTTGCTAGAATAGTGTGGGGGGTTCGCGGCCCAAGGCCCCCCGAACCTTGGTCTAGCAGGCGCGGAATGGCCCTGCCGCTAGATTACTTGTTTGCCCATGCAGGAACCGCGCCAGAAGTTTGCGGAGCCTGTGGTGGCTGTTGCATTCCCTGCGCAGCAATTGGTGTTTGCTGCATGGGTGCATTGCCTTGAGCAAGATACTCGCTGCTATTCGGAGTCAGCGCAGCCATTAGTTGGTTGCTATCCGAATACCCGTTCGTACCTTTCTTGACGCCAATCTTAGCGCAAATCTCCATTCCGTTCAAGTCGAACATGCCAGAGATATTACGATTCTGCTGTGCCTGTGGCGACATGTCAGCAGGGTCGATAGCGCGTGCGCTTTCAACGATTGACTTGAGCGTGCGCAGGCCAATTTCTTTGGCGAGCGGCATGCCACTGTCACCCATTTTGTCACCATCTACAAAGATGCTGTGCCAAAACTTGCGACGATCAAACTGACCACCAATAATGGTAAACTCTAGGTTTGCCCATTTTGCAGAGGTGTTCATAGATTTCTTGAACCAAGACCCCTGACCAAATTCTGGGATTTCAACATCCCCCATTTGCACGACGATCACAGCGCGTACAACGGTGCCTTTTGGAATAAGAGAAAACTCTTGGTTTGGATTTTGGTCTTGTGGAACGTTATTTAAGTTAAGCATTATGCTTCCCCTTCGCTAGAAGTTTGAGTTGTAGGATCGACAAAGGTTAATTCCCTGTCGGCTTGCGAATCACCGCTGCTCATTTTTT